TCAGATAGATATTATCCTTTTCATCAACAGTTCCTTTACCAAAAATTATCTGGTTTTCACGAGCAATTGACCATCTTTCAAGCATTTCAATGTCCTGATAGGTCGTAACGAGTTTTTCTCCATTGTGCTCAACCCAAACTTGGTTAGGACGCATTTCCTCTGCTGTACCGCTTATTGACCACTTCATCCTCTGAATAGTCATATAGCAGTATGCAGTATCATTGAAGGTGTACTTTTCATAACCGGTTTCGCTAAGCTCTTTAAATGCTGTGTACAACCATCCAATTTCTTTGCCTTCTCCAAGCAAGCTAGGAGGAATGTAAGCAGATTTGTCCTTACTTACAAGTTTAATGGTAATTTCAAATACATGAGGTGCTACCTCATCAGGAAGTCTTAAAGAGGAGTAGTGTACCTGTGTGCGCCTATCATCAAGCTCAAGAACATCCATCGGGGAGAACCAATCGGTATCAATATAAACCTTAACAGGTGCTCCACCCTTTCCAGGTTCAGTGGTCTGATTAAATGAATCCACAAATGTAGCCCCATCTGGGCCGGTAACAATTTTACCCTTGCGTAGCTTCTGGCCGGATACAGGCCACATAACTTTACGATTACCAACAACCCTATAATTCTTACTTTTTGGATTTGCATCAGAATACAGGTTGCCACTTATTAAACCCTTATTGGCAAGCAGCGATGTAAATGCTGTGTACTGGTTAGAAAACAACGTTGCTACTTGTGGTAAAAATTCAGGTTCTGCAATAGCATACTTCATAAGCTCACGAGATGTTAGCGTTTGATTCGCAAGCTCTTTTGGATAACCATTTATAAATTTCATGTTTATACGTATTAAAACAATATTTCCTCCTAGCCTACTTCCTCTCTGGGGTAATCAATTTTTGCACATTCACCCCACCACTCCCACTATCGGATACATACGTTTTACGTGTTGTTGAACCCTCAACTTTCTCTATAATTTTTTTTTTAGATGAGTTGATTTTCTCCGCAATCTTTTCAGATAGCAGGTTCTCCTTTGCATAAAGCGTATATGCCAACTTGTAAAGCTGCTCATCATTCATCGAGTAAATCATTTCAAGTAATGGCGCAATACCCGTTTCCTTTGACGGGGTTATTAATGTTGGAAACACATTGTTAAATTCCTGCTGCTCCTCTTTTGATAATGTTATCCCATAGATACTATTGATGTTTTTAGTGCTTTCAAGAATCCGCTTTGCGTTCCTTTCCTGCTCTTCAATAATACTGTTGAGATACTTCTCATTTTCTGCTACTAAGTATTTTTCATACTCTGAAAGGGTTTCACCCTTCTTTTCTGAAAAATTTTCTTCAGCAGCCCTCATGAGTTCCTTAATTTCAATTTTTGTTTTACCATCAAGATACTCCTTGACATCCTGTTCCGTCAGTCCCGAAGGGTTCTCCTTTTCGTCATACTTTCCCCCGTACTTCTCATACAGGTATTCATTAAGTTTTTGCTCGGGAGTGAGTTCATTAGCCTGTCCAATAATCTTTTTGGCAAATTCTTTCTCATCAAAAGTAGGGTCATTTGAGTGCTCCAACACAAACCTTGTCAGTGGGGGGAGACTTTCCTTGTATTTATTTTGTGCTATTTCTGCTAGCTTGGCATAAGCATCCTCATCATCGTTAACCGTAAGCTCATCCTCCTTAATCCTAAAGGCTGATAGTACCTCTGTAGGTATGCTTATTTGTTTCTTACTCTCTTGTCCGGTAGCATTATCCCCATGTTCGACTTCGGCATTTGTCGAACTACCATTATTACCTTCTCCGCCCTGTTCGATGCTAACGGGTTTTCCTATTAGATTACTTAGGATATTAGGGTCAATGTCGTTAATATTCTCCATATTCGTTTAGTTTACATTTTGCAATAATTGAATGCCTTTCAAGCATTAAGAAGCTCTTATTCTTGTGAACGAATTCATAGTACCGGTAAGAAGGATTATATAAAATCCTATCACCAATACGTATCCTAATGTCTTTTAGATTAGTTCTTTTTCCCAGACCAACCACGATACCTTGGAATGCATGGTCTTCCCATGAATCGGCTGATAGGTTGGTTTTGTCCGTCATGGTTAAATCCAGACCACTTTTAGGCGTGATGTTCAAGGGTTTGATAACAACCAAATCCTTGTTAAATTTTAAGTCCTCAATTGCTTCTGTAATCTTTTTTCTTTTAAGTAAATTCTTAAGAAGTGCAAGCTTACTCACTGAAGCTTTTTCCTCACATGTTTTTCCCTTTGAAAGGCAATCATTTGTGCTTTGCTTTTCCGAGTTGATGTCCTTATAAAAATCTGAATTTAATTTAACTTCAATTAATTTTTTCTCCATGACTTTAAGTTTTAGAATTTGACTGCAATATAGTGTATTAATCCTTTATATGCTCTTTACCTCCTGTAACTTTTGTATTTTTCCCCTGCGATGTATTTTTTAAAATCGCATCAAGTTTTAACCTAATTGTCTCTAGTTGTGAATTTACAATGGATTGACGCTGTTGTTCTTTTAGGTATGCCATTTCAATAAATTTCTCCGTGTCAATATCTTTATTCTTAAGCTCATTTGCTTCTGTTTTTACCTTATAGTTCATGCCATCATTATTCTCCTTACTCTCAAGCTCACGATACCTTATCTCGTAGTCGGCATTTATCCTTTCTGATTCCTGCTGCAACTTCATCTCTTGTACCTTTATATCGTACTCCTTCAACACTTTTTCTATCTCTCCCTTTAGCTGAATTAACCTTCCCTCATTTTCAGCTTTATTATTGTCAATATTCATTTGGTACTCATTAACTTTCTTGTCATACTCCTCGATGAGGGAGGATAACCGCATATCCATTTCCCGAAAACTATCTGATGTTAGTATTGCGCTGATTGCCTTTATTGGAAGCTTGTTCTGTAATACTCCCTGAATGGATAACTGTTTATAAAGCTCCTTTACATTCTCATCATTTATTGACTTATTCAACATTATCCTAATACTTCTTTCCTCGTATTCTGATAAATCAATTTTCTCTGCAACGTAGCCCATCTTACTATCTTCATAGTCAACCGTTACATTCTTTGCTTCTGAGTACTTTGTAAGTAGGTTAACGTAATGTTCCAACGCTTTAACATATATCATCTCATGGGTTTGGTAGATTGACTCAACTATTGATAAGGTCTGGTTTATCGCAGCCATTGTTGTTCCCTTCAAATCATACTGCTCCATCATGGCTAGCGATTGTCTTGTTACCCCAGTAACTAGTTCATAGTGCCTTTCAATTGAATCATCAATCCTTAAAAGTACTTCTATCGATGGTGGTATGGTATCGTCAAATGCCTGAAATTGGTTAAAGCTTGCAGGTCTGCCATTCTTCATTGATTGAATCCATGCTGTTCCCTGCTTTTTGAGGAATGACCATTCTTCCCTGCTCATATTTGATGGTCGTTGTGAGTCATCCATTATCATTCCCTTCACTCCTGAAAGGGTTACAATCATCTCCAACTTGAGATTAATGATTGCTGATAACTCATAGCTATCCTTTGTTTCAAGGACAAGGGAATATGGTTTACGTAAATTATTATCAAACACTAATCCAACTACAGGCAATTTTGGACGACGGTAAGATTCCTCATACCTAACAACATCAGATATTTTCCTCGGTTCAACTAGAAACATACCATTATACATTACCGCTTCATACAATACGTAAAACGGTAGCTCCTTGATTTTTATCCCTTTCTTTACCAGCTTTGCCTTTTCGCTTTCCTCTATCATGTGAATGTGAGGCGAATCGCTATTGTACTTATTTGGGTAGAATGCAAATATTCTTTTTTCCTCCTCAATAAAAAATTCATGATATACCTCATAGCTTGAAAGCTCATCGGTTGCTGAAGGATACGAATATCCACCTTCTATAAATGCGTTACCATTACGTTTACCCTCGTATTTATCAATAATCTCTTTTGCCTTTCCGGTTAGCTTAAAATGTTCATCTAACTGCCTGGCAGTAAACCTTCTTTTGATTATCACCCAATCTCCATCCTGTACCCATGTATTACTTGTAGCAGGATAAACAACATCTAATGGTGATAGTGCTTCAAATGTTGGCTCATTTGAATCCGCAGTTATATCAACATAGTAGTACTCTGCTCCTATGGCAGTTTTTAATGAGTTCTCAAATGCTATTTGTTTCTCATGGTCAAAGTCCCTTTTTAGCATGTTTGAACGAAGTAGTATGTCAATCTTCCTCTCCAGCTCATCAACATAATCCTGTTGTACCTTGTTAACTATTTTACTCCTTAATTCCTTAAACCCTTTGTTCTTATTTATTATGTACATTGATTTTCGGGTTGCTTCCTCCATCAACATTTTTAGCTGTTTGCTTATTATGTTAATTGCCATCACACGCACCTCTTCCTCATTATACCCCTGCTGCGCATACTTCGTGGATAGCTCTTCAATATACTTATTTACATTAAGGTTTATATCATCTATTTGTGCAAACTCCGGAACAATATCCTCCAGCATCTTCTGAAGACTGTCAATGTATTCCTTATTAGCAATCTCATTAATCTTTTTAATCTTTTCCGATATGGATGTGCTGTCAGCCAGCTTAATTGATATTGGAATACGCCTTACCGCTTCTCTTGACTTTAAGTATCTTAAACGTGGTGTTAGCCTATCAATACGTCTTTGTTTTGCCGGAAGTACATTCTTACCTATCTTTCTTAGATAGTTGAGAGCATTTTTATCCAACCCATTATTATAGAAATCTAATGATGTTTTATAAACATCATTTATTATGCTGAAGCTGTACACGTTCCCTGCAATGCCAATGGCATTTAACTGATGCTGGTTATAGTTCATGGTATGTCATTATATATAATTGAACCATTCTCATCCTCTGTATATTCAAAAAACCTACTACTATCCTCATTTTCCAAGTACTCTGTATTGGCCATTTTTGCTTTCTCCTCTTCCAGCTGAACTATACAAAGTGCTGATGATATGGTTTCGTCGCAGTTATAGTTAGCATCCAGCTTAAAGTTAATATACGACCGAATTTGTGTTTGGTTGTAAAGGTTTTCTATTTGTGCAAAGTTATTGTCAATAAAGAAATCTCTTAATGCCTTAAGCCAGTATATTTTTGTATTAGGGTCAATCCCATACTTGTTTTGTGTCTTACTAAGCTTAACCCAGTTAGATATTACAAAATCAGGTCTTACTGCCAGGTAGTCCTGCATGTTATTTTGTTCGTAGTAATGGAATATTCTAAGGTTGGAGTACTCAATAAGATTTTCCGTATTATAGGCCACATTCATTCTCATGACCAAATCGTAGAAGTACATTGCTCCTCCCATTTCCTCTGTAGGTCTGCCAACCAGCCTACATACAAATGTACCGTAACCTGATGTATTTTTATGAAATCCCTTTATTACATGCGATGAGCCAAGTGATGTACTGTTTGGTGCTGAATCCTTATCGTATGAATCCGTTCCTTGTTTATATAGACCATTAGGCACAACATCACTATTTGTTGTGGTGTCATGCTCCTTATATGGGTCTTCCAGCTTCCAGAACCATTTCATTCCAAAGGCATCTGGTTCATTTGTCCAGTACACACCCTTTCGTTTATTCATGGGGTCAATCCAAATCCAGTTTCCCTCAAATCCAAGCTGTAGAGACCTATGGTTTACTATGTTCTGTAATCTTTCGTTCATTTTAAGAACAATGCTCTCTCCGAAGTAACCGCCACCAGAAATCATGAATAGCTCTGATGGTTTATTTGGATGTTGGGTTATCATGCGATACCTCTTTTCAGAATCCTTCTGATTCTTTCTATCGATATCTATTGCCTTAAGACTAGCCATCTTTTTGGAATTACCATCACTATCAATGATACGATACTTCCATTCAGGTGTGAAATGCGCAATTAGCCCACCATCATTATCCTCATAGATATTCTTGAAACTAAGCAGGTCATACTGTTCAGGGTTATAGAACATTTTCCTTATATCATCAACTGATGTTTCCATTTCACCCCCGGTTGCAATATAGCATGACCATCCGGTTTTTTTATTCTCTGCATACTGTGATGCTTTGATGTATTCAGATGTTTCCAGCAACTCTCCCTTCTTCCAAATACCTGCCTCCTCGAATATGGTGATTAATGGTGATAACCTAGAGGCAACCTGTGGATTATCCTTTGCGGTTAAGCAGTAAATCTTACTCTGAAATCCATTTAACTTTTGCAACTTTTTACCATTGGGCAGCTGCACAATCTCGGTATATGCTGACCTTACGTACTCATTCACCTTATTTGGCGAACGGTGCTTGTAGAACTCCGTATCATTCAACAGGTCAAGTCCCCTAATGGTATTCTCCATCGTGTGTTCAGAATACCTGTTCTCACCTGCAATAATCAGCAGCTGGCATCCCTGCACAAATGTAAAAAACCATCCAATAACTGAACTGTACCATTCAGAAAACCCTTTCTGCCTTGCTTTTGCATCCAGGTTATCCTTACCGTCCCGTAGCTGTTTTTCAAGGACTATCGCCTTTTCATAATCTACGTCAATAAACTTAGGATGTATTATCCCCTTAATGTTTGTCTTGCTATCTGTGCCATAGATATTCCAAAAGTTAAGATACCAATAATGCTTTCCCGTGATATGTACTGTTCTATCCTTAATCCATACTCCATAATCAGGAAGATAAACATGCCGTTTATCCTTTGTCCATATTGCATTTACCCCATCAACAAAGACATC